AAATGCGCGTGTAATCTTCTCTTACAAATCGCAAATCACTTACAGACAACTCTAACTCACGTATTTTTGACGCTTGAAAATCATACGTGTATTGTATTTCTTTTCTATTTGTCGGTTGGCACTCTTGACCGTTTAATATGTATTTAATTGCATTCATTATTTAACTCTATAACGATTTTTAATAATAGAACCTCCTTTTGTTTTTGTTTCGATAATCTCGCCTATTCCTTTTGAAATTGTAGCCCATTCAACGTTTGTGCCTTGTGCATTTTTAGTTGCGTTAACGTTTTCTTGCATGAGTTTTTCTAATCGCATTAAATCATAACTATTACCAGCAACTTCTTTATGACTTTTAATGTTATTTGCATTGTTTACGTCTAAAATTTGCTTTGTTTGTTGCGCTGTATACACTCTATCTCCAGCATCTAATTTAGTGAATCTTGCACCTTTATCACTCCCTAACTGCTTTATTTTTCCCTTTTTATCGGTGATAAGCTCTGCACCTAATTCATCAACTATTGCAATACCGTTTGGTGCATTTTTCGTACCTTTTGCAAACGCATTAATATTTGATAAGAAAGCTATTAAAGCTGTCGTACTTGTAATAGTTGTAGTTAATGCTTCGGCTGGCGTTTTACCTTGGTCTATTTGCGCTGTAAAGGTGCTTAAACCTTGTGAAATCATTTCTAGTTTTTGAGCTTGTCGCTCTAATCTTTGCCTTTCCTCTAGGGCTTCTCTTTCGATTTTTATCTGTTCAGCCAAACTTTCTTTTGCTGTTATGTTTCCGCTTTCAGCAAGTCCAGCATAGAAGTCTTGCAAACTTTTAGCTTCATTTGCTTCTTGTTGTCTTAACTCAATTCTACGATCAATGTTTTCTTGTAATACATCGGTAAGATTTCTTTGAACATCGTTAAACTCTTGTAGAAAATTGTTTTCATTTTTAATAGTGAAATTTTGTCTTAATTTAGCCAACTCAATTTCTGTATCTAAAGAGTCTTGACCGTATATTTTTTGAAGCTCTATTTTATCTTCTAAGAATTCAATTTGTCTTTCAAGCTCTAATTTATCAAACTCTTCTTGCGTTTTAGCTTTTTCAATATTTGACTTTTCAGTTTCTTTATTTTGCTTTTCTAAAAATTCAAGTTCTTGATTAAACTCCTCACTTTGCAACTCTTCAACAGACTTTCCACTGTTTAAAACTTCATCAATATCTGCAACCAATCTTTTCTTTTCTTTAAGTTTCTTGTTTTCTTCTTCTAATCCTTTTACGGTTGCATTTATCTTTTTAGAATTATCTTCTTGCGATTTGTTTAACTCAACTGTTTGCGTTTCTAATTCAATTGTATTTTCAATAGTAGATTTTAACTCTTCGTTATAACCTTTAATTTTTTCTTCTCCAGCTCCTATTTTTGCGTTTAAATCACTAAAAGCCTTATCAAAATTCTCTACGCTATAATTACCGAATAAAGTAGTAACATCATTTAATGTAAAACCAACAGCTTCAAGCGCTTCTGTAAAATCTTCCATCGCTTGTTTTTCTGTACCTCCCAAAGCTTGCTGTATTTGAAAAGAACTAACTTGAAAGTTTTTTGAACGTTTAGATACTTTATCTAAAACATTTAAGTATTTTTCGTTTTGATTTATTCTTGACTCAACTAAATCTATGTCATTTTTAATTGCCTTTTCAGTTTCTTTTGATTCCTTTTCTTTTAATTTAGAAGCTTGTTCTGCTGTTATTTCTTCTCTTCTTAATCTTTGGTCAATAAGCGTTATTTCATCTCTTAATTCTTGTTGTCTTTTCTGACTTCTTTCACTTTGCTGTTCAGAAGCTGTAGCTCTGTAATTATCTAAATTTTCTTGCGCTTCTCTTGCAGCTTTCGCACCACTAGCAATGTCGTAAAAGGCAATTGCCAACTCAACTGCAACGGCTATAAAACTAGCCCAATTTATGCTTTTAAATGATTTTCCAAAACCTTTTGTTCCTGATTCTGCATCTTTTGAAGCTCTCCCATATTTAGCAACGTTAACAGCTAATAGTCCAAAATCTCTAATTTGTTTGCCTAATTTCAAGCCTATAATTACAGATTTGTAAACTAAAAAAGCTCTAGTTACTTTACCTAATACATTAAATATAGTTCCTAAATTTTCAGCTAAAAATCCTAATAAGTTTTTAAATTTATCTACTACTCCGCCAGCTTCTGACTGTTTAAGTATGTAACCTTCTAAGGCACTATTTAACAGCTTAAATTGACCGCTTACGCTATCCAAACGCTTTTCAGCCATTATTTGCAGTTCATCACTTACATCTGTGATACTTTCAGTTAGTTCTGGTAAAGTTTCAGCACCTTTTAAAAACGTATTAAAAGCAGCAACACTTCTTTTGTCTGTCAATTCCAAAGAACTTGATAAATCTATTCCTCTTTCGTCTAACTCTTTTAATGCTTCAGCTAAATCTTTTGAATTTTTTATTGGGCGACCTAGCTCTTTAGCTAAATCTCCATTTGCATCAGCTAAATTTAATAATATGTTACGAGTTGCAGTGGCACTACTTGAAGCATCAAAACCAGCGTTAGATAGTTGACCTAATAAAGCCGTTGTATCTTCGATACTAAATCCAAAAGCATTTGCAACGGGTGCAACTGTACTTAGTCCTGTTTCTAATTGTTGAAAATCTAATGCAGTTTTAGTAGTTGCAACACCTAAAGTAGATACAACCCTGTCTATTTCCTTTGCTTCTAAATTAAAAGCACGCAATGCACTACCCGCTAACTTAGCTGCTCTTGGAATTTCAACACCAGTTGCAGCTGCAAAATTTGCAATGCCACCAGTACTTTGCATTATTTGTTGAGCTGTAAAGCCTAATTTTGCCAACTCAATTTGTAAACCAGTAATCTCACTAGCAGTAAATTGCGTTGTCGCTCCTAGTTGTTTTGCTTGTTCAGTTAATCCGCTTAACTCTTCTTTTGATTTTCCACTTATTGCAGATAAATCTGTAACAGCTTGGTCAAAATCTACTATAACATTTGTAGTACCTCTAACTATCTGACCTATCCCAAAAGCAATTCCTAATTGACCCAAAGCACTAGATAGCCTTCTTGTAGCATTCTCGTAATTACCTACTTTTCTAAAATTATCCCCAACAGTAGCGTCTAACTTTTTTAATTGAGCATCGCCAGCCTTTGCACTTGCAGTAACACGTTTATAAGCCTTATTTAAGTCACTGTAAGCTTTCGTGTTTCTTTTTCCGTTGTTTTCTAAATTAAGAAGCTCGGCACCTAAACGCTTACTTTCGTTCTTGTAATCTCTAGTTTGTTTTACTAATCTTTTATAGGCATTAGTCTCATCGGTTAAGTTTTTATTTCTTCTTTCTTCTAATCTATTTAAACGCTCTTTTTCTTTGGCTTCTGCTCTTAAACCTCTCTCTTTTAATTGACGAAGTTTCTCTTGATCTGCTTCAATTCTTATTAACTCCTTTTCGGTTGCCAGCTTCTGCTTATAGACCCTTTCACTTTCTTTTTCGGCTTTGTTAATTTTAGAAATTCCATCTAAAGTTTTTTTGTTAATCTTGTTTAGAGCATCATAAGATTTTGCAATATTTCGCAACTCTTCATCATACTTATTTAACGTCTGTAAAGCCTTTTCAACTTCCTTTGAAATTTCATCAAACGGTTTACCGCTAACTATATCGCTTTTATTTATTGGCTTTCCCATATTCGTTCATTGCATTTTTAAACTCAACTATTGTACTTGTTCTTTTATTCAAATTTAAACCCCATTTATTCAAATAAACTAAACATTGGTCTATTGTCATCCCCTCGTGTTTATGAGGGTCTAAATCCTTAACCTCAATTTCAGCAATTGAAATAGGAGTTATTAAATTTCTATCTCCACTTTTCACATATTCAAAACGCATTTTTGCTAAATTTAACTTAGAATTCAAATATCGCTCAAATTCATTACCTAATCCAAATCTATCTAAATATTGGTTGTAAAGTTTCTCCCAAATTAAAACGTCTAATCGACTAGATTTTAAATCTTTTGAAACATAATTTATAAAGCCTTGTGTACATTTTTCCCAATTATACAAAGGCATCAAATCAATTTCCAAATAGTATTTTTCGGAATTGGTTAATGTATTTTTCTTTAACGACTTCCCTAAGTTTTGCAATATTTTCATCTGTTAATCCTGTTATCTCTTCTCCGTATTTAAAATATAAATTATCTTGCCCTTTTATTGGGTTGGCTTCTACTATTATTGCATCACTTAACACACGTAAATACATACTTTCGTAAAAAGCTCCAGTATCTTCTAACGTGTAAGGTGTGTTAGCTTTTTTTTCAGGGTTAATTAATTCGGTTACGTATGAATAATAACCGATAACCTCCCCATGTCCATCAATCCCTTTATCTCTTAATTGGTCGTATCGCACCCAATTTACAATCATTTCTTTAGTAGGAGCGTCAAACACCTTCAACCACTCAACCGCATCAGACAATAAACGTCTTCGCCTTAGTAACTCATGTAATTTGCTTTCTCCTATTGCCATATTCAAAAAAGAGGGCTACAAAATGCAACCCTCTAATAAATTTAATCGTTCTTTGTTGCCTTTTTACGTGGCTTCGGTTTTGGCTTCCCATTTACCGAAATCCATGCTTTCTCAACAATTTCAGAACTAATGCACTTTAAATGTTCTTTGGCTTCGTCTAAATCTACCGTTGCTAAATAGCTTTTAGATATTTGTACTTTACCAAATTTTAAAACATCCATTACAGTGCTGTTATTGTTTTCATGATACCGTCGTAACCATTAGTCATGTTAGTTCCTGCCTTGAAAACATCTACTGTAACTAAATCGCTAGTAGTTTGCGCTGGAATTGTAACCACATAAGTTCCATCTACTCCCTCAACAACTGCACTCGGAGTAATAACTGCTGGCGTAGTTACGTTGTTTAAAACAAAATCCGCTAATACTAAATTAGTAACTGGTACTTGCGTTACTGCTGAACCATAGTTTAAAGATGCTACAATGGTTAATTGAGTTGCGCTATCTACTGTAATACCTAAATTCACATCTAACAAGCCTTTTGCGCTTGTAGCGTTGAAATCTTGCATTTCTGTGTTAAATACAACCCATTGGTCGGCGTCATTAGTAGATCTTTCAAAATCAAAATTAAAAGATACTTTTGACGTTCCCTCTGTTGTTTTATCCATAAACATAGCATCATAACTATCTTTATTTACGTATCTTGGGTATAAGTCTGTACCGATTTTCTGACCTCTTACGTTTCCGCAATTATCAATCTGTAAAATCCCAAACTCTACACAAGCGCTTTGAACGTTTGCAAAGTATTGGTTACTAATGCCCCATTTTTGAGCAGTAAAGTTTTTAACCCCATCAAACAATTTTTCACGTACACCAGTTGCTGAAGTTTCAAATGTTGCTTCTGCTTCTGTTGTAGCAACGTTTTCTAGCTCTTGAATAGGATAAAATCTATCTCTGGGGTCTGTTGCGTTAACTCTTGCAAGAATATCAGCTCCTAGAGTTGCTGATGTTAAATCTATCTTATTTGGGTTTCCATCACTTCCAATTTTGGGAACTAAATAAACTCCTGTCATGTAACCGAACAGCTTTTGTCCGTGATTACCTGTGTTTTTTAAATTTGATGCGCATCCGCACCCTGCAATATTTGCCATTTTTTTTAATTTTTATCGTGCTAACA